GAACAAGCGGCCAAAGTTGAGGAGGCCCGGCTCTACCTCTTCGAGGCCTGCGAAAGCCTGTAAAAAAGAAACGAGAGGGTGTGACAGGCTTAATCGCGGCACCCTCTCGTTCATCCCCAACCATTAGGGGATGGTCGTACTTGCCACAGTCTTCGAGCTATGGCAAAGAAATAACTTAGATAAGCATGGTCGGTGTCATGGTGAATCCTCCGCTCATTTGCTGGACTCCAGTTTTTGGCCGATGCGATTAACAAGTTCGATGAGACCGTCTACCCCGGACGGTGAAACGGTGATGGCCTCGATGGTTGCAAGTTCTCGATGAGCGTCGACCAGTAGTGCGCGAAGCGCGGCGCACTCCTCTTCCGCCATCGCCCGCGCTGCGGCGCGGATCAGATCCATCAATTTCCCGAACGAGATCTCCCCGTCGTTGTACTCGTGGAGCACCTTGCGCACGCCTTCGTAGCTGAGGCCGTAGGCGCGCATTTGCTCGGCATGCTCGCGAATCATCTGCAAGAACTTTTGCACCGCCCACATGTTCGGCTCCGCGCGCAGCTCTGCGCACTCCGCCTCCAGTTCCCGCACGCGCGCCGCAAGTTGAGGCGCGGCAAGCGCGTCAGCCATCGCGCGTTCGCGGAGCGGGTCAACGTGGCCCCTTCCACGCGCGAACGGGTCGCCCTTTGGAATCTGGTCGAGGTTCTCCATGATGTCTGCGAACGTCACCACGTCTTTTCGATGGGTCATAGCTTCTTCCCAAGTGCATACGTTGCAGCGTCCAGTTTCAATCGCAGGTTGGACACTACGCCCTCTGCGTCCTTGCAGGCTTTGACCGTCCCGTGCTTGCCCTCGTAGTGCCCGCCGTCACCGTGGATGATGGCGAGCAGGTTTGACACTGCGCGGGCGTGGCTTCTGAGCTGCTCGTTTTCATGAAGCACGGGGCCGATGTTGACGGCCCGTGCCTTCTCCTGCGCCTCAAATAGCTGCATCATCAGGTCGGTGCTCCTGTTGCGGAATTCCTCAAAGCCGGCCTTCCACTTGGCGCATTCCGCCTCCAGCTCCCGCACTCGTGCGACGAGCGCCACCACGTCCGCTCGTGCGTCGCTGTTTGCAAGTCGGCCTTCGGGCCAGCGTCCTTCGATTGCGTCGAGGATTTCTGGAATGGTGCTGGTGGATGGCACCGGCGGCAACGGTTTCCACGGCTTCATGGCGTCCCCTCCAACAGTTTGCGCAGCCTGCGGACCTCTGCGATGAGCGCGGGCACGTCGGTGCGGGCTCCGTTGTACGCCTCCCGCGTCGCGCGAAGCTCCGCGCCTTGGTCGGCCACTCGACCGAGAAGCTCGTCGCGTTCGTCGGTGAGGCGGTCCACCTCAGCACGCGATTCGCTCAAGCGGTCTTCCAGCATGCCCGCTTCGGCGCGCGCTTCGTCGCGCTCGCGCGTGGCTACCTCTAGGCGTGCTTCCAGTTCCTCCACCGTCTTCATGCCTTCCTCTGAATCGCAGCCATGCACCGCTTGCACTCGTCGTGCGCGCCAGTCATGTCTTGCAGTGCGCTCTTCGGCGAGAGCACGATGCCGCAAAACGAGTTACCGAATTCAAGCCAGTGGGCCTTGGCTCGCTTCGTGTCGTAGCGATAGAACCAGCCGGTCATCCATTCGTAATCGGTCATGCTCCGTGACTCCTCAGGTATCGAACCTCCGCCTCGAAGGCCTCGCCTGCGACGCTACGCGCCACCGCCAAGCGCTCGTCGAAGCCAGGCGCGGCGTAGTGCCACGCACCCGGCGCAACGTCGCCCAGGTGGCGAATCAGCGCGCTAGCGGCGGCGCTACGAGCCGCACGGGCGATGCGCCCGCGCTTCGTATCGCGGCGAAGCTGCGAACCCCACTCGGGGCCGCAAGCGTCGTCGGCCAGCTGGTTTGCGATGGTCATGGTGAGGATGCTCATCAGAGGGCCTCGGTCGCGGCGTTGTAGCGCGCCATCTGACGCAGCACGCGCTTGCGGTCGTCGGCGTGCATCGCGGCCAGCTCGCGATCGGAGACGCGCACGGTGCGCGTCCAGCACTGGTTGTAGACCGACCAGAAGGTGATGCTGCCGTCGCGGTGAAGAGTAACCTTGTCCGTCGTCGTTGCCTTTCTCAGTTCCCCGCCCGTTCGGCGGCGTCGTCGCGATTGCGTCGACGAGTGATGTTCTACGAGAGAAAAGAACTCTCGTCTACATCTTTCTCACGAAGGCTTCGATTTCTTCTTTCGCGTGGGAAAAGCCACGGCAAACGAGCACCGTGTGGCCGATGCTCCGCAGGTAAGTGTGCCAGTCGCGTTGTTCGGCGGACACGCTTCCGCCCTCGGAGCGCTTCATCTCGATCCAGAGCGAGAAGGCCGGGATGAAGAGGTCAGGCACTCCGGCGCTGACGCCTTCGGCCTTCAGCTTCGCGCCGGTCGTTCGGCTGCGCTGCGAGCCGTTTGGGATGGCGAAGATGCGCACCCCGCCCTTGCTCACGAGCCCGTACGTCTGGCGGAACCATCGGACGAGGTTGCGTTGCTCTTCGTGCTCGGTGGGAATTCGCTCGGTCAAAACGGAATCATCTGCACCCACTCGGGGCAATCGTTTTCCGACTCGGCGTATTCCTGCGGAGGGTTTGCGTTGTACCTTTTGCATATCTCGTCAGTGCTCCAGTAAGCATCGGTGTAGTGGTCGCAGTTCACGCAGCAGCGCGGCGGATTATTCACGACCGAGCGCCACTCTCTGATCGTCTTCAGCTTCACCATTCGCGCCTCCGTACCCTGAAAAACTTCCCATCACGCTCGAACGTCACCACGCGCGGCGGCTTCGCATCGTTCATCGCAGCGGCGATCGCGTCGATGTTGTTTTCAAGCGCCCAGCCTGGCGAAGTACCTGCGCTCTGCGCGATGGTCGCGAGCGAGCGGCGCGCCTTGTCGCCAGCGTAGCCAGGATGCGCGATCGTCAGGTACTCGTCGATGGGCTTCTCGGCGATCCCGCCGTAGTAGCGCACGCGCAGCATTTCGAGGCCGCTCGACGCGCTGACGTGCCTACGCCAGTCCCACTCGGTAACGATGAGATCCGAGCCTTCAGCGCCCATGATGTCGTCGTTCCTGAGCGCGAACTTCTTCTCCTTCGGCGGCGGGAACTCGAAGCCGCACGATGGGCACACGCGCGCCGTCGGGTGCACGAGTTCGCCGCACTCGTCGCAGACCTTCACGGGTGGCTCGCCGTCGCCCTCGCCAGCCTTGTCCGGCGGCTGCACGGCGGTGATGGGGCCGTGCGTTGCGACGACGCCAGCGAAGTCGAGCACGAGGCAGTGATCGGTGTGCGCCTTCGGCCTGAGCCCGCGTCCCGCCATCTGCACGTAGAGGCTCGGCGAGAGCGTCGGGCGAAGCATCGCGATCAGGTCGATGTTCGGGGCGTCGAACCCCGTCGTGAGCACGTTCGCGTTCGTGAGGGCGCGCAGCTCTCCGCGCTTAAACGCCGCTAGGATGCGCTGACGCTCGGCCTTCGGTGTCTCGCCTGTCACGCACGCAGCGGCGACGCCTTCGGCCTGTAGTGCGTCGCAAACGTGCTTCGCGTGCTCGACGCCGCAGCAGAAGAAGAGCCAGCTCTTTCGGTCGCCTGCGAGCGCGAGAACCTCGCGCACGACGGCGGCGTTTTTGTCGGCGGTGTCGACCGCCGCTTGCAGTTCGGATTCGATGTACTCGCCGCCGCGCTTGTGCACGCCCGCCGTGTCGAGCTTCGCCTGCGTGACCTTCGAGCGCAGCGGGGCCAGGTGGCGCTTGTGCACGAGTTCCTCGATGCTCACCGGCTCGATGAGGTCGGCGAAGAGCGCAGGCTCGTCGGTGATGAGGCCGTGCCCGAGACGGTACGGCGTCGCGGTGAGACCGACGACGCGGAGCGCAGGGTTGATGCGCACGAGGTCGGCGATGAAGGTGCGGTATCCGCCCTCATCCTTGTGGCTGACGAGATGGCACTCGTCGATGATGACGAGATCAACGTGACCGACCTCGGCGGCGCGCTTTCGAATCGACTGGATGCCCGCAAAGGTGATGGGCTCGCCGAGTTCCTTCCGTCCGATGCTCGCCGAGTAGATGCCCATGGGGGCGCCTGGCCAGTGCTGACGCATCTTCTCGGCGTTCTGCTCGATGAGTTCCTTGACGTGCGTGAGCATGAGCACGCGCGTCTCCGGCCAGCTCGTGAGCGCGTCGCGGCAAAGCGCGGCGACGATGTGCGATTTGCCCGCGCCCGTCGGAAGCACGAGGCACGGGTGCCCGCTCGGGTGCGACTCGAACCAGGAGTAGAGCTGGTTGATGGCGCGTTGTTGGTAGTCCCGGAGCTTGACGGTCGACGTCGACGCGCTCACGCGAGAATCCTTCCGCCGAACTTCATGCGCAGCCTCACCACGTCAGGGTCAACGCAGGCCCTCGGATTCGCGACGATTTCAGACGAGCTGAACCCGCCGGGGCCGTTGACGACTTCTGCGCCGTCGATGCGGAAGACGATCGCCCAGTCCCGCACGCCTACGAACTCGAATGGCACGAGATCGAAGTGCAGCGCATGGCAGTCGTGCGCCTCGCGTTGCCAGTCGGTCGGGATGACGTTCTCGCCGTGTCGCGCGCACGTCCAAACGCTTTCCTCCGTTGCCGTCGAGTGCGCGCACGTCCTGCAATTTACTTCGCGAACCACGCCCGACCCATGGCAGAGGTCGTGCGCGCTGCACCACTTGCACTCGTACCAAGTCGGGTCCGTGCTGATGGGCGGCGGCATCTCGTCGGAGAGCGCGATGCGCTGACCGCGTTCGATGGCGCGCTCCGCGTACTCGCGGTCGTAGCGCACGCGCTCGGTGTACAGGCGGTCATCGTCCTTGCAGACTGCAACGTAGAGCGCCCGGTCGACGCCGGTTCCGCGCATGTACACTTGCATCTGGGTGTAGTGCTTCGGCTGCGACTTCTCGACGCCCTGCTTTTCGACGTCTTCCCACGACTTCTTCGAGTGCGTCTTGATTTCGAGAACGTGCGCAGCCTTTGGGGCCTCGGGCACGCCTGCGGTGATGATGCCGTCGATCGACCCCGAGACGTGCGAGCCGAACTCGACGCGCGTCTGGTCTGCGCCGGTGGCGCGCACCTTCATGCCGATGGCGCGCAGGTCTTCGACGACCGTCTCCTCCTCGCGGTGCCCGCGACGGAAGACGCGAAGAATCCGCCCTGGGAACTGCTCGCGCACGGCCCACCTGAAGCTGAGCCAGAGCTTACGCTCGCACTTCTCGCCGAGCGTCGACGCGCCCATGTGCGGGCGGAACGCCTCCTTGTGCGATGCGCGCTTCGCCTCGTGCGCTGCGTCGATGAGCGCGGTGATGGTGTTCTGTGGTTCGGGAATCTTCATGGCCTTCTTGCTCTGGCTGGTGCTATCGGAAACAGCGAGGACCGCCGTCGAACGCCTTCCGGCGGCGGCCCTCACTTCTTCGCACTACGTGCGCGTCACTTCGCCCAGGGCGGCTTCGGCCCGGCCTTCGCCGGTGCAGCAGCCTTCGCAGCAGCAGGGGCGGGCGGCGCGGAGCCTTCGAGGGCCTTGTGGGCCTGCACCTCGTTGGACGCCTCGTAACCGTTGGCGGCGTCGCGCACCTTGAGCTTGACGCTGACGTTCGCTCCGAGGAGCTGGTCGGTATCGTTGACGCGGGCGAGGCCGACGCAGCGGCAGAGTTCCGCGAGCTGCTCGCGCCCGATGCTCTCGGCCTTCGGGTTCTCATTCCTGACGTTGTAGTTCGACCAGACCTTGCGGCCTGCGCCGCTCGGCCCCGAGATCGTGTACTCCACGCGGAGGTACTGACCCGTTCCGCTCTTCGTGGCCTTCACCTCGGCGCCGGTGACGCTGGCGGTGTACCAGCCGGGGGCGAGCACCTCGAAGGACTTCTCGGTGGCGGGAACGTCGGACGGGTTGAAGTCGAATGATGCCATTGTTCAGTCTTTCTTGCTGGGAGCGGTGATGGAAAACGACGGGCGACCCGGCGTCGTGGTGATGGCGCCGAGGAGCGGCGCGGTGATCGTTGGTGCGGCGGCTTTCCAGGCTGCGGCGTTGATGTCCGCCGACCAGCGAAAGAGGCTTCCGAGGTGCTCGGAGAGGCCGTGCTCGGCTGCGAGTTCTTGCAGCTTGTCGGCGTCGACCTTGCGGTTCATGCGACCGACGACCTTGATGGCGTAGCCCTGCTCGGTCTTCGCGTTGGTCGTGCCCTCTTTGCCCTCGTCGAGGGCGAGGAGCTCAACGAGGCGGTCTTCGATGGTGCGGCGATGCGCCACCGCGTTCGCCTCTTCGGCCTTGGCGATGCACCATTGATGCGCGAGGTCGTCGAGTTCGCGACTCATGGCGTCCCCGCAATCTTGCGGATGACCGCGCCGAGGTCCGGCGCTTCCCAGGCGTCGAGGCGACCGCTGCGGTCCTTCGCCGTCCAGAGGCCGTCCGGGTGCGCCATGAGCGCGCGCTGCGGAACGCCGTCGGCGTCCTTCTCGACTCGGAGTGCGAGCACCTCGTCGAAGAAGTAGGGCAGCTGTTGCCCGGTCTTGTTGCCGGGCATCGACGGCGCGTAGAACACCTTGCCCATCTCGTCCGTCGACTTCTCCAGCTTCGCGGACATGTAAACATGGCGGCCGGGCAGGTCGCGGAAGGCGCGGATGAGGTCCGTCATCTGCTCCTGCATCGCGCCGTACGCCTGCCTGGGGTCTTTGGCGATCTTCTTTTCGTAGTTGAGGACGACCTCGGCGATCTCGCTGATGGAGTCGACGGCGACCGACTCGAAGCCGCGGGCCTCGTCGGAGCCTGCGAGCCACTCGTACGCCTCGCGCAGCGTCGCCATGCTCGACACCTCGACGTACGGCAGGTCCTCGCCGACGAGGCTCAGGAGGCCCGCCTCCGCACTGATGATGATGGGGTTTGGAAGCGTGCGGATCAGGCTCGTCTTGCCTGCGCCGGCAGCGCCGAAGACGAGGA